GGAAAAACCGCAAAAATAAGCGGGTTTAGATCATCAAAAGTTAATTATGGTACAGTAGATTCAAAAAGTTTAAAATCAATTTACATAAACATTCAAACATGGGTAGAACCAAAAGACGATTTTAATAATTGGACGAGGGTTGTGTTAAATATGTCAAGATCAGTGAAACATTCAGTTTATAACTGTATTGACAAAAGTTTATTTGACGAAAAATTTATTGTTGATTTAGATTTACGAACAAGTGGAATACAATACAAAAAAAGGTCATTTATGAATTTAGAGATTAATCTATATCTTTTAGAGGAAATGGATTTTAAATCAACAACTCTTAAAAAATCTGTTAAAAAAATAGTAAGCTGTATTCATCAAGAAATATTCAAAAATAACGATTATTTCAATTTTCATATTACCAAAAAAGATAAATCACAATTGGTTGAGGTAGAAATATAAAGTTCAAAGTATTTATATAAAAATATAAAAATGAAAGAACTTAAAATTTTAAAAGCCTACGAATCAGGTAAGGGTATTCTGATTGAGGAAGATGCAGGATATGTGTCTCCTAAAGAATTTGGAAATCAGAACTTTTTGATGGAATCAAAAAATTTTTTGGATTATAGTAAACCATTTGAGTTTTATGCTGTATTACAAAAATACAACACTCCAAATAGAAACGGTAGAATTTATCCTGAAAAGATTTTAAAAAGAGAAGCTGAAAATTATAAGAAAATAATAAATAAAGGCGTTTCATTATCTGAGTTAAATCATCCAGAATCTTCATTAATTGATTTGGACAGAGTATCTCACATTATAACTGATGTATGGTGGGATGGAAAAATTTTAATGGGAAAACTTAGATTATTAACTTCACCAGGATTTCACGAAAGAGGTGTGTGTACAACAAAGGGTGATTTAGCCGCAAATTATTTAAGACAAGGTGTAACTTTGGGAATTTCATCAAGGGGTGTCGGATCTTTAAAAAAAATTGGAGAACAAAATGAAGTTCAGGATGATTTTGAACTTATTTGTTTTGACTTAGTTTCTTCTCCATCAACACCTGGAGCTTATTTATTTTTAAATCCTGAAGATAAAAGTAACTTTGAAGAGAATTTGGAAGAAGAGAAACAAATTCAAAGGGAAAGGCAGGTTGGACCTGAAGCGAACAAGTCATTAGATTTAATGAAACGTTTGAACACTTATTTAAATAAATAAAACTTGATTTTTTAAAAAGAAAATATCATATTTTATTAAAACTTAATTTATGGACGAAAAATATTTTATCGCAAAACTTTATTATGAATTTCCTGATCAAGAAACTGGAAAAATAAAAAAAGTAAAAGAAGAAAAGCTTGTCAAGGGTTATAATCCTACCGATATTGAAGCGAAAATTACAAAAAGATATCAAGATTTAACATTTGATTGGAGAATTACTTCAATTGCTGAAAGTAAAATTGACGAAGTTATAGAAGTCATTTAATTATATTAATTAATTTTTTCTATGAAAAAGGGAACCCAAAAGGTTCCCTTTTTTTATTTATTTAAGTTTTTTTTAGCAAAAACGTATTAAAAATGGTTTTTTTTCAAAATAGCAATATTTATATGAAAAAATAAAACATTTTTAAAATGGCAAAAGAAAAAAATTTAGTCGAAGACGCTCTTATACAAATGAGGAATTTGGAAGAAGCAGTAGCCGAAAACGCAAAAGGAATACTTGCATCAACAATGAAGCAAGAAATCAAAGATTTAGTAAAAGAATCGATCGTATCTGAACAAGATGACGAGGAGATTGAAACAGATGATGAAGTAGAAATTGACACTGATTCTGATGAAGAAGAAATAGATATGGATATTGATTCCAATGAGGATGAAATGGATATGGATGTTGATTCTGATGAAGAAGAAATGGATTTTGATATGGATTCTGATATTGAAGATACCACAATGTCTGATGATGAAGATGTAATAGATTTATCAGGTTCTGAAATTTCTGATGAAGACCTATTAAAGGTTTTCTTAGCAATGGATGAGAATGATGGTGTTATAGTAAAAAAAGACAACAACATGGTTAATTTAAAAGACGAAAACACTGATAAGGAATATATGATCCAAATGGAATCCGAAGAAGAAATGGATGAAATGTACGACGAGATGGAAGAATCCGAAGAAGAAATGGACGAAACATACGACGAAGTGGATGAATCCGAAGAAGAAATGGACGAAACATACGACGAGATGGAAGAATCCTATCAAGAAGAAGATGAAACAATGACGATGGACGAAGAAGAAATGGATATCGACTCTATTGTTAATCAAGTTTTTGGTTCTGATTCCGAAAAAATGGAAGAATCATATGATGACGAGGTAGTTTATGAGATTGAAATTGATGAAGAAGAGGATGAAGAAGATGAAGGTTACCAAATGGAATCCACAAAACCAAAAATTGGAAAAGGAGCTAAAATCGGAAAACCTAAATTCTCATATAAAAAACCATCAGGTGGATTCAAAGAAAAAATGAAACAAGGAACAAAAGGTGTTGGTATTGGCAAAGGTCCGAAATTCGAATTCAAAGAAGGTAAAAAAGATATTTCCAATGCAGTTAAAAAGGAAATGACACCTTTCAAGAAAAAAGAAGAAACTAAGGAAGCTGCTCGTACACTAGGTATGGGAAGTAAATTTAGAAAAGGAGGTTTACCAAAACCAAGAGCTCACTCAAAATCCAATATTAACATTGACGAACAAAAATACGAACAACAAATTCAAGTTCTTAGAGAGAAAAATGAAGAATATCGCAAAGCTTTAAATGTTTTTAGAGATAAACTTAATGAAGTTGCAGTTTTCAATTCTAATCTAGCTTACGCTACAAGATTATTCACTGAACACTCAACATCAAAACAAGAAAAAATTAACATTTTAAGAAGATTTGACGATGTTGAAACTATCAAAGAATCTAAAAATTTGTATCGTACAATCAAAAATGAACTTTCACCTTCTCAAACAAAAGGTTCGATAAGTGAATCGATTGAAGGTAAAATTGACAGATCACCATCATCGGGATCTGCAACCAATTTAATCGAGTCAAAAACTTATGAAAATCCTCAGTTTTTGAGAATGAAAGATATCATGTCAAAAATAACAAAATAAAAAAATAAACTAAAAAATAAAATCCAATAAAAAATGGGAGCATTATTAGAATCAGGTCTTGTTGGTAACATCGGGTTGAAACACCTTAAAGTTATCAAAGAAGACACAATCAACAAATGGGACAAATTAGGGTTCCTTGAAGGCCTAAAAGGTCACCTAAAAGAAAATGTGGCGCAGCTTTACGAAAACCAAGCGTCATTTTTAATAAACGAAGCAACTTCTGACTCATCTTCAGGTTCTTTTGAAACTGTTGTATTTCCTATCGTTAGACGTGTGTTCTCTAAATTGTTAGCGAACGAAATCGTATCAGTACAAGCAATGAACTTACCAATCGGTAAATTGTTCTACTTTGTACCTAAAATTCAGGGATACTCAGGTGGAACAGTAGTTAATGGTGTAAATATTACATCAGGAGATCACTACGCACCTGTTGGTTCACCTGGAAATTATCCTGGAGATCCTAACGCAGGATACAAATCAGGTTCAGGTGAACCTTTTGGTACTGCAGCAAAAAATCTTTACGATTTGTTTTACGAAGGAACTGAACCAGGTTTGAATCCGGGTGGTCTTTTTGATTATTCAAAAGGTCGTTTTGTAACAATTACCGCTAATACACAAACTGTACAATGGACAAACGGTGTGTTAGTAACAACAGCATTATCGTCTGGAGAGTATAGAAAAATTATTGTGGCTCTTTCAGGGTTTTCAAATGCTGGTGTAGGAAAATTAATTGGACCTGACGGTCAAGAAGTTGATACCGAATCATTCCTATCGAATTTAGTTCTTTATACCGCAAATTCAACAGTTGCTGATGATCTAACAGATAGTACGGCTAATGTTTACACACCTCTTTTATTTAGAGTGGTGACTCAGAGATACGGTAAAGGAATTGTAGCACCTACATACACATCTACTCCAGCTCCTTTTAACACTTCGAATTCAGGTGGTAATGGTGGTTATTATGACAAAGTATGTAACCAAGACGGTATTATTTATTTGGAAATTGATGCTCAAGTACCTGTTTGCGTTTCTTGTGGTCAATCAACTCCAGATGGTTATTCAGGAGCGACAATTACCGCATCAGCTTG